AAAGAAATCTCCCTTCCTGTCCCTGGGCGTCCTTGGCGGCGGCGGTGCCATCATCACCGGGCTTGCCCAGATCGCAGGCTACGCTGTCACACCCGCTGATGCCGCTGATCTTAGCACGGCCGTGACAGGTCTGATTACATCCGCTGCGGGTCTGATTGCTGTGATTGGGCGGATCCGTGCGACCAAGCGCGTCTCGCTGCTAGGCTAAGCTTCAATGAGCCTGGAATGGTCCGCCATCACGCTTGCAAGTCACGCGAGCCTTGTGCTTGCCACCGTGTTTGCGTTTCTCAACGCGATCACGGTGCGCAGGTTCTGGGTTGCACAGCCATCACTTGCAGTTTTTGAACGTCTGGAAAGTCCGATCTTTGCAATCGCCGCCGCTTTGATGGTTGAGCGCAGCTACTACGTTTGCGCCAGATTGTTCGTAAAGACGGACCTCAATCTCTGGGAGGCACATCCGGCACCGGAGGTCCTTGCGTTCATGCTGGCGGCAAGCATGTTCTGGCTGGCGATCTCAATCCGCACGATGGGCGAGATCGGCGGCCTCGGCGCACAACGTGCCTTGATCCTTCAATCAGCCACGATGGTGGCGTTGTTCACGCTGCTCTCCTGGGGGCTTTGGTAATGGACTGGTTGTCGTGGCTCTCTGAGGGCCAAAAGCTCCTCGGCTTTGTCGTCCTGGTCGTCACCTCTCTGGCGGCATTGGGGCGCTGGTTCTGGGGCCGTGTCTCGACACGCGTCAATGATGGCATGTCGGGTCTGCAGGTGGGTCATCAGAGCATCGAAAAGCGTTTGGTTGCGGTCGAAGGCAGTCTGGGAAAGGTGAACGACGATCTTGGCCGGGTTCGTGTTCGCATGTCGACAATCGAGTCCCGGATCGATCTGCTTGCCACCGCAAGAGAGCAGCATGATCTCGCCATTCTGGTGGCGCGCATAGGTGCCAGCCAGGAAGCTCAGGGCAACATGGTGCGCATGCTCTATGAGGCCGCCCAGCGCGCAGGCAGAGGCGGAGACAAGTGATGTTCAAAGCCTGGCCAATCGAAACCGTCGAGACCGAATTCCGACGCCTGAAAATGCTTCAATATCTGGCGGGGATACCCGGCTATGAGGCCGCGGCCTCGGTCATGCGTCTGCACTGCGGCCGCATCGGTGTGCCGACCAATGCCGATCAAGCAGTCGCGGCAATCGCATGGCTTGACGAAATGGAGCTCGTCACGACCCGCGACTATCAAGGCGAGCCCATCGCACGCCTGACCAACAAGGGCCGTGAGGTCGCGACCGGCGCGACCAGCATGCCCGGCGTAATCCGTCCCGACCCATAACCTTCTTTGGAGCCTGACCCATGGCAGACAGCACCGAGACCGAACATCGTCGCCTCGCGATCCTCAAGCATCTGGAGAGATCGTCCGAGTTCACATCCAATGCGTCAATCCTGATCGATGTCGTGCGCGGCGTCGGCATCGCATCTTCGGACGCGCAGATCCGGGGAGCATTGGCTTGGCTGGATGAACAGGAGCTGATCGAGATGACCGATCACGGCCACGTCGTCATTGCGACCGCAACCGTGCGTGGCGCGGAAGTTGCGCGCGGCCTTGTCCAGCATCCTGGCGTCAAACGTCCAACGGCACGGCGCTGACATGCCGCCCCCCCGCAAGATCGACCTCATCCCGCAGGAGATCAGGCTGCGCCTTCAGGCCCTGCTGAAGGAACGCGGCTTCTCTGATTATGTCGCGGTAACTGAAGATCTGAACTTCTGGCTGGAAGAAGCCGGTCTTGAAATGCGCGTGGGCAAATCGGCAGTCCATTCCTTTGGCCAGGAATACGAGCAGATGGCGCGCGCGCAGGAAGAAGCATCCGCTTGGGCCGTCAGCTGGATGGAGGGCAATGGTCTCGAGGAAGAGGCCAAGCGCCACAATGTCCTGTTTCAGATGATTACCACGCTCGCCTTCAAGGTCATGAAGTCGGCGATGCTGAAGGAAGGCGATGATATCGATCCGAAGGAGCTGCACTTCCTGGGCAAGATGCTCAAGGACGTGATGAGCAGCTCCGGCATTCGCGAAAAGCTGACGGCAGATGAGCGTCTGCGCATTGCAAAGGAAGAACGCGCCAATGCGGCAGAGACCGCAGTCAAGGCTGCGCGGCAGGCGGGCATGTCCTCAGAGACGGCCGAGAAGATCAAAGCCGATATCTTGGGGGTTTCAAATGGGTGATCCAAGGGCACCAAAAGCCAGCGGTCCACTGCGCGCAATCAACATGGTTGATTTTGATGCATTCAAGAAACACCGGCATCCCGGAAGCTACCATGTTGTTCCCGGAGACGCGCGTGGAGAATGGTTCTTCTGGTATTGCTGCCCCTGTGGCTGCGGCGTGATCGCCCCCATTACGGTCGGCGCAAACTTCAAGCCACCACAAAGCCCCAGTTGGAACTGGAACGTCTCCCACACTGAACCGACGCTGACGCCTTCGGTCCATCACAAGGGGCACTGGCATGGCTGGTTGACCGATGGCTATTGGAGGTCGGTATGACGTTGCCACGCTTCAAGAGCGATGAAATCCGAGGTTTCAAGGTTCATGTCGATGACTTGCTTGGTCTTCTCAGCGTCTCTCACACTGGCGCGATCACCTGGGACGATCTGCAATACATCAAGAACATGGTCTGGGGTGAGCAGATCCGGGCAATTGAGATCTACCCGGCGCAAGCCGATGTCGTGAATTCGCGCAACATGCGCCACCTCTGGCGGCTTGGGAAACATGATTTCTGTCCGGACCTGTTGGGCAATGATGATGGTCAGGACGGAGTTCAGGCGCGACACGCTGTTGCCTGGGCGGAGGCGCGCGGCTGATGGCTACTCCGGCTGAAATTGCCAATGACATGGCGGCACATGCTGCCTACTGGCAGAAACGCGATCGCAAGACCTTTGAGGCCTGTAACGATGCCGCGCGGGTCATCCGAATGTTCCTTGGTAGGCAGCACGTCGATGGGCGCACGTACTACGGACTGCATCGACGGCTGCTTGATCTGACTTCCAGGCACTCTGCCGGCAGGGTTGCTGGAGCACCGAACTTCGATCGCGCGTTGCAGATTTTGCATCAGCTGCGCGCAGGGGCCACCAAATGACCGCGCCAATCTCGAAAGCTGACTGGGAACGCCAGCGTCGGGAGGCGACTGATGTCATGCCTCAGCTGGTGGGCAGCGTTGGCTTGCCGAAGGTTCTTCTGCCATATCAGGCCAAGACCGTTGGGTTGCTCGACACGGTTTCAACGAAGGTGCTGTTCGTCGAGAAGTCGCGCCGGATCGGGCTGACATGGGCCTTGGCAGCCTATGCTGTGTTGAGAGCGGCACGGGCGAAGTCAGCACGCGGCATGGACGCGATGTATATCTCCTACTCCCAAGAGATGACCCGCGAATTCGTCGATGCCTGCGCGATGTGGGCTCGCGCGTTCAACATCGCGGCTTCTGCCATCGAGGACGGATTGTTCGAAGAAGGCGATGACGACGGCGACAAATCCATCCAGACCTTCCGCATCCGCTTTGCCTCCGGCTACCAGATCAAAGCGCTCAGCTCGGCCCCCCGCGGCCTGCGGGGAAAAGAGGGCGTGATCATCATCGATGAGGCCGCGTTCGTCGATAGCCTGGGCGAATTGATCAAGGCTGCAATGGCCTTTCTGATCTGGGGCGGTCAGGTCATCGTCTGCTCGACACACGATGGCGCGGACAATCCCTTCAACGAAAACATCCAGGACATTCTTGGCGGCCGGCTGCCCTATGAGCACCTGCACATCGATCTGGATGAAGCGTTGACCGATGGGCTTTATGAACGGATCTGCCTCGTAGGCGGCAATGACTGGTCGCCAGAGGGCGAAGCTCAATGGCGACAGGATCTGATCGACTTCTATGGCGATGGTGCCGACGAAGAACTGTTCTGCATTCCGTCCCTCAGCTCTGGTGCCTGGTTGCCCGCCCCGCTGATTGAGGCGCGCATGACAGCCACGGCTCCGGTTCTGCCCCTGGAGCTGCCCAGTGACTATCTGCACATGAGCGACCTGCAGCAAAAGGCGCTTATGGCCTCATTCCTCGAAGAACTCGAGGAAGTGCTGGGGCAGCTCGACATGGATCTGCGTTACGCGGCCGGGTTCGACTTTGCGCGCGTCGCGGATCTGAGCGTCATGCCCGTGTTGGCGATCGAGCAGAACCTGAAGCGGCGTGAGGTGTTCTCGATCGAGATGCGCAATGTGCCAGGGGATGAGCAAAAGCTGATCGTGGGCATGGTGCTGGAAAAACTGCGTGAACGGTTGTTGGGCGCGGCCTTTGACGCCACCGGCATGGGCTGGACCGTGGCTGAGGACATGGGGCGCAAGTTCGGCCTGCGTGAGGCAGAGGACGGTTCAGGGCTCATCTGGGCAATCAAGTTTACCGAGGACTGGTACCGGATCAACATGCCGCCGCTTAAAACCGCCTTTGAAGACGACATGATCGCCATCGGTGCCGACGAGGATCATCTGAGCGATTTGCGCTCGGTTAAACTTGTGCGGGGCATTCCTCGTGTCCCCGCCATCCGGACCAACGAAAAGGGCGAGGCAAAGGACAAGAAGGGCAAGAAGCGGCACGGCGACTATGCCATCGGTCTGGCCTTGGCTCATTTTGCGGCCCGAATGCGGTGGGTTGAATACGGGTACCGCGCCGCCAGTTCGGGCTTGCGGCACCAACGCGCTGAAGGCCGCATGCGTGATACGCCCAGCAACGATGACGGGTTGGGTCGCAGGAACGCTTTTGATGGCCCGCTTGGGGCAAGACTAAGTGGGAGTGTCTGATGCTGCGGTTCATCGCCGCCATATGGATACTGATCAGATTGATCCACAAGGCTCGGCCGCCTCCATTGAGTTCTTCAGCATACGGTTTGCCTGTTCGACCGGTGCGCTATGCGGAGACAGACAGGTTTGGGAGCCGCACATGTTGCCGCTGCAGTCTGGTTGCAGGTCTTGGCGGGTAAGGTGCCCAAAAACAGAACACCGGGGCTCCGCATAGCCCCGGTTATTTCAAGGAGCCTTCAAATGGCAAATAAGCCTGTTTTACTCGACCGCTGGGGCCAGCCCGTCAAGCGCGCCGCCCTGACCGAAGAAGTTGCCGCGGCCACACTCGGTGGCGTGCGGTCACCGCTGTCCGGTCATCCAGGCGACGGCTTGAACCCTATTCGCCTGGCGAACATCCTGCGCGAAGCGGACCAGGGCGACCCAGTGCGCTATCTGGAGCTGGCAGAGGTGATCGAAGAGCGCGACCCCCATTATCTTGGTGTGCTTGGCACACGCCGCAGGTCGGTCAGTCAGATCGAGATCACGGTCGAAGCAGCCTCGGACGAAGCGTTCGATGTTGAGTTGGCCAACATGGTGCGCGAATGGCTGGATCGTGACGAGCTGAGCGACGAGCTCTTCGATATTCTGGACAGCATCGGCAAAGGCTATTCGTTCACCGAAATCATCTGGGACACATCGGAGGGCCAGTGGCAGCCTGCGCGCCTGGAATGGCGCGACCCGCGCTGGTTCCGGTTTGACCGCGTCAATCTGGCCACCCCGATGAAGCTCGATGACCACGGCCAAGAGGTTCCTCTCGAAGCGTTCAAGTTCATCTATGCCAATGTGAAGGCCAAGTCTGGGCTTGCTTTGCGATCCGGTCTGGCGCGGGTAGCCATGTGGGGCTGGATGTTCAAGGCCTTCACGCAGCGCGATTGGGCAATCTTCAGCCAGACCTATGGTCAGCCGCTGCGCCTGGGCAAATGGGGGGGCGGTGCCAGCGAAGCGGACAAGAACACGCTTTTTGATGCCGTCGCCAATATCGCAGGGGATTGCGCGGCAATCATCCCAGAGAGCATGTCGATCGACTTTGTGGAAACCAGCAATGTCGGAGCCTCGGCCGATCTTTACGAAAAGCGCGCCGACTGGCTGGACAAGCAGATCTCGAAAGCGGTGCTGGGTCAGACGGCAACAACTGATGCAGTGACCGGTGGCTTGGGTTCAGGCAAGGAGCATCGTCAGGTCCAGGAAGATATCGAGCGTGCTGACGCCAATGCGCTGGCAGCGATCCTCAACCGGGATCTGATCCGGCCATGGATCCAGCTCGAGCACGGTCCCCAGAAACGGTATCCAAGACTGAAAATCGGACGGCCGGAACCAGAAGACCTGAAACAGATTGCCGATGCGCTCGGCGTGCTCGTTCCGATCGGGTTGCAGGTCAGCGAAAGCGAGATCCGCGCCAAGTTCGGATTTGCGGACCCTAAGCCCGGCGACCGGATCCTGATGGCGTCCAAGCCTGATGTCACCCTACCAGCCGCAACGGTTGGGGCCGCTGGGACCGAAACCGCCCCTCAGAGCGAATTTGAATACCGTTTGAATACCCTTCCGCCCAAATCCGGCGTCCTTGCCCCTCAGGCGGAGCAATCGCCCTCAGAGGCGATTTCTGGCGCTGAACCGGTAGACGCGCTGACAGCCCGGCTTCAGGAGGCCGCGCAGCCCGCCATGGCAGAGATGATTGCACAGGTCGAAATCATGCTGGAGAGTGCGGGATCGATCGAGGAACTGCGCGAGATGTTCTTCGCGGCGTATCCTGATTTGGACGCCAGCGCTCTTGGCAATGCAATTGCTGATGCAATGGTGGCAGCAGATGCAGGTGGGCGGGCGCTCGCGGAGACCACAAGTGGCTGATGAGGTCCGCGCCACCTTTCGCCAACCGTTCAAGGAACAGGTCGCCGCGTTCCGGCTAAGGCTCGGCGATCTCGTTCCGACATCAAGATGGGATGATATATCCAAGGCTCAGCACGATCGTGCTTTCATGGTGGCAGGCGCAGTGAAAGCCGATCTGCTGGCAGATCTTGGTGCTGCCGTGGATAAGGCGATCTCGCAAGGGACCGGACTGGAAGAGTTTCGCCGCGACTTTCGCCAGATTGTGGAACGTCGGGGATGGCATGGATGGACGGGTGAAGGTAGCGTCAAAGGAGAGGCCTGGAGAACGAAGATCATCTACAGAACGAACATATTGACGACGATGGCAGCTGCGCGTCACGCCCAGCATATTGACGGCAATTTCAAGTTCTGGGTCTACGAGCACAGTGGCGCACCCCATCCACGTCTCGATCACTTGTCCTGGAACGGGCTGATCTTGCCTTCAGATCATCCGTTCTGGGCAACACACTATCCCCCAAATGGCTGGGGATGCGGCTGCCGTGTTCGAGGGGCCCGCACTTTGGCAGGCGCGATCCGCGTGGGCGGCGATCCTTCGAAGACGTTGCCCGACGATTGGGAGGTAATTGATCCTCGCACAGGAGCTCCGACGGGGATCGACAGCGGTTGGGATTACGCTCCGGGCGCGACCGTTAGCGACGTTGTACTTGCGATGAAGAACAAGGTGTCAGATCTGCCCAGACAGCCTTCGATCGACATGATCCAGGACTGGCTCTCCGGCAGTGGTTTTGAAAGCTGGGCCGCGGAACCGGTAAACGCCTGGCCGCTGGCCAGATTGACCACCAAAGACGCTGATCGGTTCAATCTGGTCAATCCTGTCGCGTGGTTGTCTGCAGAGACTATCGCGCGCCAGGGCCGTCGCTACCGCGACCTCACGCCACGCGACTATCAACTGGCACAGACCGTCATCGACAGGGCGAGCCAGAATGTGGCGATGCGTGGCAATACGCTGATCTTCCTGCAGCCCGACCCAAGCCAACCAGGATATGTTCTGGTTTTGACGGCAACTGTCCGAAATGGTGAGCTCTACCTGACCAGTTTCCGCCGCCTGACCGAAGCTCAAGTCAAAGCAAACCGGCGTCTCGCGCCGTTGCCCAATCAGCGGGAGTGATGAGATGATCACGGTCGAGCTGGAAGACGCAGACGTCGAACGCATCCTCGCCAGACTTTCCGCGAGCCTCTCTGACATGTCCGAGGTCATGAATGAAATTGGTGAGCAGCTCGAGTTCGAAACCGTAAAGCGCTTTGAAGACGGGGTCGCTCCAGACGGCACGCCATGGGCCCCAAAATCACCAACCACGATCGCGGCCTATGAACGACGCGGCCAGACCGTCGACGTGCGGCCGCTTTTTGGTCCCAATGTCGATGGGCAACCTTTGCGCTCAAGCTTCTTTCGCGACTATGGACCCGATTTTGTCGAATTGGGCACCAACAAGATCTACTCGGCCGTGATGCAATTTGGCGCTGCCAAAGGTGCGTTCGGAACGAATGCGCGTGGTGGCTCCATCCCTTGGGGAAACATCCCTGCGCGTCCCTTCCTCGGGATCTCGGATCAAGACCGCCTCAACATCGCCGCGATCGTAGAGGAATGGCTTCAGGACATCGTAGAGGATTGACCAAAGCCGTCCCTCGCGCCTAGTCTGCCGTTAATTCCCCACATTATCTGACCCTCCCCGCAAGCGCTTGCGGATGTTTTGAGGCGTCTACCTGCGGCAATTATCGCTGCATGAACGTAGCCCCTCAATTCACCGCGCTTATGAGTGCCCAAGCCCTGCCGGATGTCGCAGTTCTTGGCGGTGCGCCCGAATGGATCCACCTGCTTCCCGCGGGCCTGATCCAGACCGGCGACAAGCGCGGTCCCTATCTCGCTGCAAATTTCGAGCAGATCATTTCCGAGAGCTTCCTCCACGCCCCAAAGCTGCCGATCGACATCAATCACTCCATCCATCTGCGCGCGCCAAAAGGGGAAGAAGCCCCGGCGTTTGGCTGGATTGTGGCCATGCAGGCCCGTGAGGACGGGCTCTGGGGCAAGGCGGAGTGGACGACAGCGGGCGCGGAGCTGGTCACGTCACGGGCATACCGGGGCATCAGTCCCGTTATCCGGCACACGGCAGACAAAACGGTCACCTCGATCGAATGCGTCAGCCTGGTCAACAAACCCAACCTGCGCGGGCTGACTGCGCTTCATCAACAACAGGACACTCCCCCAATGGATTGGACGAAATTTCTGGCCGATATGCTCGGCCTGCCGGAGACGGCAACCGACGAGGAAATCAAAAAGGCGCTGAAGGGCAAGATGTCCGCGGGCGATGAAAAGCCTGCGCTGCAATCGCAGCTGTCAGAGATTGGTATCGCTCTTGGGCTCGGCGCAGATAGCGCCCCTGCTGACATTCTGGTCGCCGCTCAGAACCAGGGTTCGGACGAGACGATCGTCGCGCTGCAGGCTGAAATCACCACGTTGGCAACCTCGCTGAATGAACTTCGCGACACCGGTGCCAAAACCGCCGCCACGGCCTTTGTCGATGGTGCAATCAAGGCAGGCCGCGTGGGCGTCAAGCCAATGCGTGATCGCTACATCTCCATGCACATGAAGGATGCTTCAGGGACCGAAGAGCTGATTGGCGCAATGCCCGTGCTCAGCGGCTCTGGCACCTCGATCATTGCACCTGCCCGCAAGGACGGCGAGCTCTCGCTGAACTCCGAGCAGCTGAGCATCGCCAAGATGTTGGGGCAGGATCCCAAGGACTATGCCGCCACGCTCGCTGAAGAGCAGGCCCAACTGGAGGACAACTGATGACCGCACTGACTGCAGGGCGCAATACGCCCCAGATCGCCGGTGATATCCGCAATGGTCTTCTGGCCGCTTCTGCGTCGGTTTTTGCCGGATCGCTTCTGATGCGCAACGCTGCTGGATTTGTCGTCAAGGGTGCGACCGCCACAGGCCTTGTGGGCATCGGTCGCGCTGAAGACGCGGGTGACAATTCCACGGGCAGCGCCGGAGATGCAGCGGTACTCTACCGCACCGGCGTCTTCCGCTTTGCGAACTCCGCTGGCGCTGACGAGATCACCGTCGCCGAAATCGGTGATGTGGTCTTCGCGGTTGATGATCAGACCGTCGCCAAAACCGATGCAACGGCATCGCGCTCTCCGGCCGGGTTCGTCGACAATGTCGACGCCCTGGGCGTCTGGGTGCGCTTTGACGAAGTCCTCACCAAAATCGCTACGGCGTAAGGAGACCATTCAATGCTCATCAACACCCCAAATCTTGAGGCCATCCGCGTCGGCTTCAATACCGCTTATAAGCGGGGTCTCGGACAGGCCGAGACGCAGTACACGCGGATCGCCACTGTGGTTCCCTCATCGACGCGTGAAAGCCGGTACGGCTGGCTCGGCAAGATGCCCAACATGCGCGAATGGCTTGGTCCCCGTTTGATCCAAGGTCTTTCCGAGCATGACTACGCGATCAAGAACAAGGATTTCGAACTGACCATCGGCGTCGATCGCAACGACATCAAGGACGACAACCTCGGGATTTATGAGCCCATGTTCGTCGAGATGGGCGAAAGCACAGCCGCTCACCCTGATCTGCTGACCTTTGGTGCGCTGGCAGGCGGCTTTGCAACCGAATGCTATGACGGCCAGTATTTCTTCGACACGGACCACCCCGTGATCAACGAAGACGGCTCGATGGGCACGGTCGCAAATACTGATGGCGGTTCCGGTGCGCCGTGGTTCCTGCTCTCGACCAATCGCTCGCTGAAGCCGATGATCTTCCAGGATCGCGAAAAACCGATGTTCGTGGCCAAGGATAATCCCAAAGACCACAACGTCTTCATGAACAAGGAATTCGTGTACGGCACCGATGCCCGCTACAACGTGGGCTATGGTTTCTGGCAGATGGCATGGGGGTCGAAGCAGACCCTGAACGCCACACGCTACGCCGCCGCTTGCTCCGCTTTGCAGGGCATGAAGGGCGACCATGGGCGTCCCTTGGGCATCAAGCCAAACCTGCTGGTTGTGCCGCCTTCAATGGAGCAGGCAGCGCTCGAGCTGCTGAATGCCGAACGCGACGCTGCCGGTGCCACCAACGTCTGGAAAGGCACAGCGGAGCTGCTCATCGTTCCGTGGCTGGCATAAGGGGCTGAGCGGATGACACGTTCAAAGAAAACACCCGCCAGCAAGGCCAGCGAGACCAAAGAAGCCGAAGCCGCAAAGCCAGCGGCCCCAGTGGTCGAAAACGCCTCTGAAGCCTCGCAACCCAAGCCTGAAAATGGCGTGGGTGAGACCAAGGCGACTGACGCCGCCAAGGCCCCAAGCGAGCCTGCCACCGATCTGGAAGGCCTCTCGGCAGCTCTGACGTCCGACGCAAAGCCTTCCCCCCCGACGGAAACACGTGCCGAGGCGGTAGGCAGCTTGGCGGCAGCGTTGCAGCCACGGGATGAGGAAGATCTGATCGTGGTTGTCATCGGCCCCAAAGGTGGTTTCTGGCGGGCGGGTCGGCACTTCACACCCGAACCGACACGCATCCTGGCGTCCGAGCTCAGCGAAGAAGAGGCTGCGATGCTGCGTGACGAGCCAAAGCTCGCGATCAGCCTGATGAAAGCTGACACCGCCGGGTAAGGCGGCAATCTCTTAACCTTTGACCGGCGGCGGGTTTGTCGCCGTCGGTCTTCTCACATTCAATTCGGATGGTTCCCACCGTGCCCTATACATCCCTTGCAAAACTGACTGCGAAGTTTGGCGAACATATGCTGATCTCCCTGACAGACCGGGGCGATGTTGCCACTGACGCTATCGATACGGATGTGATTGACCAAGCACTGGCCGATGCGGACGCAATGATCGATGGCTACGTTGGTGTCCGGTACGCGCTGCCTATGGGGACCACGCCGCCACTGATCGGAAGCCTTGCGCTCGCGATCACGATCTACAACCTCCATATCGCCAGCCCCGACCCCAAGATCGAAGAAGACTACAAGGCCGCCTTGCGCACCTTGCGGGATATTTCCGGCGGTGGCGTCCGCTTGCCCATCGCGGGGGCCGATGCCCCCGGTACCGGAAGCTCGGGGGCACGGCTGACCGATCGGGAGCGTCCCCTCACGCAAGCCAGCATGAAGGGCTTCATCTGATGATCGAGAGCATCATCTCGCGTCTTTCGTCGGAGGTCGCCATCCTCGAGCACCGCGTCGAGGGCGCAGGCAATTTCGCCGATCTGATGCAGCGCAATGCCCTGCCGCAGCACACTCCGGCCGCGCATGTGCTGCCCCTGGGCTTGATCGGGCGTCAGGCAGACGCTGGCGCCGGTGCCTTCACCCAAGGGATTGAAGAGGCCGTCGCGGTGATCCTGACCATCCGCAATCATACGCCTGCGGGTCAAAAAGGCCTGACAGAACTGCGCGATGTAATCTTCGCGATCGTGAACGCCATCGCCGGATGGGCCCCGTCTGATGAGATCGGCGTGTTTCGCCTGACCCGTGGCTCCATTCTGAACGCCTCCAAGGGCACCGTCGTCTACCAGATCGACTTTGCCATCACAGACCAGCTGAGGATCCTCTGATGAAAAATCCAACCCTTCCGTCCCGTGGCGGCAGCTACACCCGCAGCAAGAATGGCAAGCTCATCCGCAAGGAGGGTCCGGTGGCTCAAGAGCTTCTCGAAGAGGCCGCAGCACCTGCTGAAGAAACATCGGAAAAGGAGGCTTAAATGGCCCTTAAATGGAAATCCAAGATCCTGCTGGCGAAGCTGGAAACCACTTACAACACCGACGCTGAACCGACTGCGGCTGCGAATGGGATCCTCGCAACCGACATCACGCTGACGCCAATGGAAGGCAGCGACGTCAGCCGCAATCTCGAAATCCCCACCTTGGGCGCTCAAGGATCGGTGCCGATCGATGTTCACGCGAAGCTCACCTTCAACGTGGAGCTCGCCGGATCCGGTGCCGCCGGTACCGCGCCCGCCTGGGGACCACTAATGCGTGGCTGCGCCGTGGCTGAGACAATCACGGCCGACACGTCTGTCACTTACAACCCCGTCAGTGATGATCACGAAAGCCTGTCGGTCTATTTTCTGATCGAGGGCACCCAGTTCGTGCTGACCGGCGCGCGCGGTAACTGCACGATCGACTTCACGACCTCGGCCATTCCCTATCTCAAGTTCGAGTACTGGGGGCTGTTCAACCAACCGACCGAAGAGACACGGGTCAACCCCACCTTAACAGCGTTCAAAAAGCCACTGGCTGTGACTAAGGCCAACACGCCGACATTCACGCTGGCCGGTGTGTCGCTCGTGATGCGGTCCCTGATGCTCAATCTCGGCAATGCGGTTGAACCACGGTTTCTGGTCGGGTCGGAAGGTATTCTGATCACCGACAAGGAAGAAAGCGTCGAGACAAAGGTAGAGGCGGTGCCGCTCGGTACGCTCAACCCGTTCACGATGGCGGCCGATCAGACAGACGTAGCAATCAACCTTGTGCACGGACTGACCCCTGGGAACATCGCAACCCTCGCGATCACGAAAGCGCAGATGCAGCGTCCTCAGGGTCTCGAGAATGCCCAGAACATCGTGGAGTGGCCGCTCCGCCTGGTGCCGATCCCGACGGTTGGCAACGACCAATGGTCCCTCACCCTCACGTAATTCGAAAGGAACGCCGCAATGTTCAAGATCAATCAGTCCCCGACATTCACCCGCGATGTGTCGATCCAGATCCCCGATGGTGAAGGCTTTACCGAAGCGGAGCTGAAAACCACCTTCCGCGCCATGCCAATTTCCGAAGCAGACGGGTTCGACCTCAGCACAGGTACCGGCACGCTCGATTTTCTGAAGGCCGTCGTCGTGAGCTTCGACAATCTGGTCGATGACGACGACAACCCCGTGCCGTCGACCCCCGAACAGATCAGCCAGGAACTGGACAAGGCCTATGTCCGCCTCGGTCTGGTCAGCGGCTATTTCAAGGGGCTGCACAAGGGCACGTTGGGAAACTGAAGGCCGCGGGGGCTGCATGGGCAAAAGGATCGCCCAATGAGACCCCGCGGCAAGACGATGCGAATTCGGATGCCGCACTGCTCGGGATTGATCTGGGGCAGTACGAAGACGACACCGGCACCGAAGAGCTTGAACTGTGGCCCTGGCATCTTGAGGCACTCGAAGCGTTTTTCACCATCTGCTCGCAATGGCGGGTGATTGCCGTCGGTGCCCGTATCATGCCCGTCGGCCTCGACTACACGGCAGCCCAGTCCGGGCTGCAGCTGGCAGGCCTCATCGTCGACGCGGACATGTGGGGAGACATCAGAACCATCGAGCAAGGTGCTTTGGCTGAAATTCGGAGAATGATGTGAGCGGCTTCAAGACCAGTCTTTATGTCGGAGGGGATGCGACCGGGGCAAAGAAAGCCTTGGCCGAGACCACCTCCGCATTGGGCGGGACCCAGAAGGCCACAGACAGTCTGAACAAAAGCACTTCCGCGCTGGATCAATCAACCAGATCCGCCGCGAACGAAAACAGCAACTTCGCGACCGGCGAGAAAGCGGTTCAGCAGGCAGTCACGAGGTCCAACACCGCCGTCCAGCAACGCATCGAACGCCTGACCGGCTACGGTGCCGCGACCAACAATGCGCGCCAAAGTGCGGCGGCATTTGGCGGTACAATTGATCAGAACAAAGCAAGCTTTGATGCGATGCGCATGTCGATCGACCCGGTCTATCGCGCTTCCCGGCAGTACGAAGCCGTCGTCGATGAAACTCGTCGCTCGGTCGCGGCGGGGGCTGCAACCCAAGCCGAAGCGAACCGTGTCCTCGCGCTGGCTGAAGCCCAGTATCTGGCAACCGGTCAAAGCGCCCAGGTCATGGGGCGATCCAACAATGCGGCAGCGGGCCAGATGGGCAACCTGGTCGCGCAGTTCAACGACATCGGCGTGATGATGGCTTCAGGGCAGAACCCGCTGACCCTCGCACTTCAGCAAGGTACGCAGATTAGCCAGGTCATCGGGCCCATGGGCGCGGCGGGTGCTGTGAAGGCGCTCGGCGGTGCCTTCTTGGGCATGCTGAACCCGGTCAGCTTGATCACGATCGGGTCGATTGCCGCGGGTGCGGCCATGGTCGGATGGCTGACTGGTGCAGGCCCTGAAGCTGAAAAGCTGGAAGATCGCGTCGACAAGCTGGCTAACTCCGTCGATCGCTACGCGAGCTCGGCAGAACTTGCACACAATTCGACGGGCGAGATGGCTGAAGGGTTTGGGAGCGCTTCGGCAGCCGCTCAATCCTACTTTGAAAACCAGCAAAAGATCGACCGGGCTAACGCCCTTGATAATCTTCGCGGCAGCGTGGTCGCCTTAGCTGGCGAAATGCAAATTCTGACAGAGAGGCAGAAAGCCAACCTCAACAGCGATCTCTTTGGTAATCAATTCCCTGAAATCGAGCGCCTTCGCTCGGAGTACCAGCTAACAAAAGAGGAAGCATTTGCGCTTGATGACGCCGTCTCCAAACTCGGAAACGCGAGCGGTCCACAGGATGCGATCAACGCGGCAACTGCGCTAAGCAGCTTGCTATTCGAGCTATATGGCAATGCAGACGACATCCCCGCACAGTTCTTGGCGATTGCCGACCAGGTAAGAGCCTTGGTGGAAGAAAGCGGCAAACTCGTCGCCGTTGAGGACCAACTGCAATCAGGTCGGCGCGCGATTGAACCAGCGTTTGAACGCCAGATCGCTTGGAACCAAAAAATCCTTCAGCAGAAGAGAGACGAGCTGGAGCTTCAAGGCAGAATTTATGGCGCGTATGCCAACTCCCGGCAAGCTTCTGATACTGCCGCCTCACAAGGTCTGGTTCTCCTCGATCAGCTGACACAGCAAGCCGAAATGCAAGCTCTGGTGGCCCGCCATGGACAGAACAGCCGTCAGGTGGCCGAGGCACGGATCGCCGCAGAGCGAGAGGTGTTCGAACGGACACGACTGACTGCGGATATGTCTCAGTCCTTGAGAGATGCGATCATGGCTGCTTGGGACGCGGCCAATGCTCTCTCATCGGTAGATATCGCCGCAGGCATTTCCCCGGCGGTGGCACAGGCTGCAGCCCTTGCCCAAAACCTTGGGATTGCGTTGAACGAGGCGCTGTCGCTGCAAAACATGCAGGCAGGTGCTGTCTACAGTGGGCGCGGCGACGGGATGGCTGAGGTACGCGCGCGCCGAGGTGAGACCAACAAGACTGACGGCCGCTTCGTTTACACCGGCCCCCGCCTGGACGCGAACAACAACCCCATTGTCAACAAGACCCGCTCGGGGGGCGGTGGCGGGAGCAGTGCGGCCAATGCTCTCAAGAAAGAGCGTGAAGCCGTCACGGACCTGATCAGCGGTCTGGAAGACGAGCTGGCGATTTTGCGCGAGACCGACCCGGTTCAGCAAGAGATGCTGCGCCACCGCGAAAAACTTGCCGGCGCAACTGAAGCCGAGCGGGCCAAGATCAGCGAACTGATCGCGACCCGCAACCGTGAGAAGACCGCCGTCGATGAGCAGAAGGCAGCGTGGGACAGCTACCGTGACGTCGCCTATGGCACCTTTGAGGATCTGCGTCGCAGCGGTGGCGATCTTGGCGGTGTACTGGACACGCTATCGGGCAAGATCCAAGACATGGCTTTTCAGGCGCTCCTGTTGGGGGAAGGCCCTTTGGCTCAACTCTTTGGGACCTCAGGCGGCGGTGGCCTGATTGATCTGGCCCTCGGAGCCATTTTTCCCGGCATCAAGCCAGCAGGTCAAAAGCTTGCCGTCGGCGGTATGGTCTATGGTCGCGGCGGCGGAACGTCGGATCAGGTGCCGCTTTGGGGTTCCCCCGGCGAATACATGGTCAATGCCAAGGCCACGGCAAAAACCGGACGCTGTTGGAGATGATCAATGCCGGGGCTGACATTCCCGGCTTTGCAAACGGTGGGCAGATTGGCGGCACATCCGGTGGGTTTGGTGGCATCGACATGCGTCCGCAGATCACCATCGAGAACCACTCAAGCGCCTCGATCACACAAACCCGTCAGGAGAGCGTTGACAGTCAAGGGAGACGGAGCACCAAGCTTGTCTTGGCAGACGCAGTCGGCGACGCAATGACCCAGTCCGGCGGCGGTGCAAAGCGGGTGCTGAATAACCGCTACGGTCTGCGGCAGAAAGGAGCGCTGAGATGAGCGTTCCTACATGGCCAATGGATCTGCCCAGACCCCAGCGGGAAGACCTTCAGGTCCAAATCAACGATCCCCGTCTGCGCAAGCCGACCGAGACAGGGCCCCCAGGCTATCGAAGACGCTGGTCCAGTGTCGCGCGTTCCGTCACTTTGTCGATCGACGTCCCGCGCAGTCTGAAAGCCGTGTTCGACGGGTTCTATGAGTACGAGACCAAATTTGGCAGCTTGCCCTTCTGGATGCCCGATCCCATGACCGATGGCTGGCCGCTGCTTGACGCGTCTGGCAACCCTCTGCTGACCAACGACGGCTCCCCAATCCTGCTGTCGGCCCAATGGCTCTGCCTGTTCGGTGAAGAGACGCCGGTGCAAAGCATCCGGGGCATCCGGTTCGTCATCGCGTTTTCCGTGACGGTGATGCCATGAGACGGGTATCCCTGAACGCGCGCACGGCCTTTGACGCCCCCACCACGGCCGAGATCGAGATTGCGCTGATCATGATCGAGCATCCCGATCTCGACGCGCCTGTCCGCCTTTCGACGGATCCAAGCGAGCGGCTGTCGGTCGAGCCGTTGATGTATGGGACGCGGTCCACCTGGATGGACAGCGACCCAGCCAATGAGCCTTTTCTGTTCATTCTCGCGTCGACGGATATTCCAAGCGATCTGGAAGACGCACCGGCGGCCGCCAGCATCATCATCGAGAATGTGGACAGTGACATCGCAGGATTGCTGCGGTCGTTCACCGATCGGCCAATTGTTCATATGGCCGTCGTGCTGGCCAGTTCGCCGGATCTGATCGAGGTCGAGTTTCGCGGCATGGTCATGACCGGCTCCAGCGGCAACGCAGGCGAGATCTCAATCGAAATCAGCCGCGCTCCGATCGAGGAAGAAAGCGTGCCGATGGACCGCTTCACCAAAGACCGCTTTCCGGGGCTGTTTCGATGAGCTGGTCAAACACATATGTGGGCATCCCTTACCAAGACCTTGGCCGGTCTGTCACCGGATGCGATTGCTGGGGACTGGCCAAGGTCGTTTATCAGGCCGAACTTGGTCTGACTCTGCCCGACTATCGGGATGGATACGTCAGCGCCGAGGAACAAGCAGAGGTCGCATCCCTGATCGGCAAAGAGACCGCAACATCGATCTGGTCACTCGTTGAAGAGCCAGTGGCGTTCGACATTCTGCTGTTCCGCCACGGCCGGCTTGAAAGCCACGTGGGGATCTACGTGCGGCCCGGCGTGATGCTGCACATGGCAACCGAAGATCAGGCCAAGCATGAGGACTACCTCTCGCCCCGCTGGCACCGTCGTCTCGCAGGAGTATTCCGGTTTACAGCTGGTTTGAAGGAGGCTTCATGAGCGCTTCAAACGTCTCGGTGATGGCAGCGCCGCTCTTTGATCCCGGTATGGCGCGGGTAACGCTCGACGTCCCGACTGGGCTGACGATCGACGAGATCCTGACGCGGGCTTTGCCGCATGCCCGCCCAGCATCCGGACTGTTGCGCGTGATCTTAGTCAATGACCGTGGGGCCTCCGTTGCGGAAGAGAAATACTGGTCGCAGATGAGACCGACTGCGGGCACGCATGTGGTGATCAGAACGATCCCTGGAAAGGACGCACTGCGGTCGGTTCTGTTGGCTGTCGTGTCAGTTGCCGCGCTGGCCTTTGCCCCGTACTTGGCAGGCCCCCTCGGGATCACCAGCAAACTTGGTATCTCTCTGCTCGGTGCCGGTCTGAGCATCGTGGGGCAACTGCTGGTCAACGCAGTCATTCCGGTCCAGACGCCGGATGCGCTCGAGAAGAAGAACGTCTATCGGATTGAAGGATGGCGCAACGAGCTGCGCCCCGGTTCCCCCATTCCCTTCGCCGTGGGCAAACATCGCTATGCACCGCCGTTCGCGGCTCAGACCTACACCGAAGTGGTCGGGGATGATCAGTATGTCCGCGCGCTGTTCTGCTTCGGATATGGTCCGTTGCGGATTTCCGACCTGCGGATCGGCGACACGTCGATCGAAGATTTTGAGGACATCGATGTCGAGATCCGGGAAGGCCGCGAAGGCGACGGCCCGCTGACACTTTATCCGGAGCAGGTCCTTCAGGAAAACGACGGGGCCGAGCTGGTCAGGCCATTGCCGCGCGGTGTGGATGGGGAAGTTGTGCCAGGCCCCAGCATCGAGACCCCGGTCATTCGGTTCACCTCGACCAATGCCGCACGTGCCTCGGTCATTCTCGGCTTTCCAGGGGGGCTGTTTTCAATCGACGATAAAGGGCGCTTGAACGGCTATAGCGTCTCCGTCCGGATCAGGGCGCGGCTCAACGGTGTCGGTGTCTGGACGGACGTCGTGACCTTGAACGTCAACGCGGCAAAGCAGGAAAGTTTTCTGCGGCAGCACAGCTGGACGTTGCCGACCCGTGGTCGCTGGCAGATTGAAGTGACCCGTCTTTCGGAGGACAACCTCAGCACGCAGGTATCTGACAAGGTCGTTCTGTCTGCCGTCCAGTCGATCCGCCCCGAATATCCGATCAACCTTGATAAGCCGGTTGCCTTTGCCGCAATCCGCGTGCGCGCAACCTATCAGCTGAGCGGGCCTCTGAATGCGTTCAACGCCCTGATCGAGCGGGAGGCACAGGTGCGTGTCGATGATGAGTGGGTGCTGGGATACGGCAGGACACCGGCTACAGCCTATCTGGCGGCGCTCACGGGCTCGCAGAACCCATATCCGGCATCGACCGCTGAGATCGATATGGATCAGATCGCCGATTGGCACGACTGGTGTGTCTCAAAAGGGCTGAAATATGATCGTGTACATGACACGCAGGAAGCCTTGGGCGAGATGCTCAACGCGATCTGTGCTGCTGGCCGCGCGACGCCCCGCCATGATGGCATCAAATGGGGTGTCGTGATCGACCGGCCAGAGACATTGGTCATCGACCACATCAACCCGCGCAATAGCGACCAGTTCGAATGGTCCCGATCCTACTTCGATGCACCCGACGGCATGCGGATCACGTTCTTGGATGGAACCAACGACTATGTGCAAGCCGAGCGCATTGTGCCTTGGCCTGGTCACGAAGGCCCGGTCAATCTGACAGAAGCGATTGAGCTGCCCGGCAAGACTGATCCCGATGAAATCTGGATTGAAGCGCGCCGCCGGATGTATGAGCTGCAGTATCGCGCAGACAGCTTCTCTGCCATGCAGTCCGGGCGTGCCCGCGTCGTTACACGCGGGGATCTGGTAATGGGCAGCTTTGACGTGCTCAGCCGGACACTCGTGGCGGCGCGTGTCAGCTCCGTCTCCGGCAATCTGGTAGAGATCGATGAGGAGGTCGTTGCAGGAGAAAGCTTTGGGGTTCGTTTCCGGACGTTTGCTGATCCGGAAGACGTAATTGGGGCCTCAACTGTGCGAGCTATTGCTGGGTCCTCAGAGCGTTCCCGCGCTTTGCTGCTGACCGGCACCGGACCACTGCCAAGTGTTGGTGAGGCCATCCACATTGGCCCGATTTCGACGGAAAGTCTCGCGTTGCGGGTGAGAGGCATAGAGGCCGCAGAAGACTTCCAGGCGCGCGTCCTGATGGTCGCCGCAGCGCCAGAAATCGATATTCTAACAGACGCTGAAGAGCCACCCACATGGGACGGCCGTGTCGGCGCTGAGGTTGATCTAGCAGCTGCGGTCCCGGCGGTTCCGGTATTTGTCTCGATCGCCAACGGCGTTGCCGGGACGGGCGACCCGGACGGCCTCGAAGTTATCCTGCGTCCCGGAAGCGGCTCGACGGCCGCCGTCACGGAATTTGAGCTTGATCACCGTCTTCAGGGCGCCAGCACCTGGACAACGATCATCATTCCAGCAGCCTCAGCTGGCGCGTCCTTGGACATCTACACAGCCACTGATCAGGTTGAGCTTCGCGCCCGGGCCTTGGCCTCGACCACGCCGGGAGACTACACCGATATCGCGTCGATCACAGTGGGTGGCAACGATCCAGAAATTCCACTTGCGTTGGCCGACGGCGCGGTCTCAGTGGCCGGATCGCTTGGGCACGCGACCATCACGATTTCGGTGCCTGTCGAAGCTGCCCTGGCACAGCTTCAGATCTACCGGGTTCCAGCCGGCAATCCACTGGACCGCGCGACCCATGCGGTAGGATCGCCAATTCTGGTTTCAGGCGGATCGACGGTTTCCTATGCAGACGGTGATGCCACGCGGGTCAATCTTATCCAGGACGGTGGGTTTGCTTCGTCGGCAGAGTGGAGCGAAGGGGACGGCTGGTCGATTGCAGATGACAAGGCGACACATGTCCCGGGTGTCGCCGGGATGCTTTCCCAACCGCTTAGTCTAGAGGCTGGAGCGACGTACCGCATAGCATTCAACGTTTCCGAATACGTCGCTGGAGCCGTCACGCCGGGCTTGACTGGCGGAACTGACGTGAGCGGCGTGGCTGTCACTGCAGCCGGGTTGGTTCTGGACCGTTTGGTCTCGGTGGGTGGCAACACAGAGTTTTCAATAGATGCGACCGCCACCTTCGACGGCGCGATCGATGGCCTTGTAGCGTTCAAAGAAAGCCTGACGTCCATCGACGCTGGGCAGTGGGACTACTGGGTCGAACCTCAAAATGATGAAAATATCGCGGGCCCGGTCTCTGGACCGTTTGGTGTCGCGATTTTGTAGGAGATACAAAATGGCAGAGAACGGCGTGAGAACAACAGATCTTTCCAATGGATCTTTATTGGATGAGATCATTGGAAATAAGGACAACAGCACAATCTCGGTGCCATTCGTTGATTTTGCTAAGCAGCTTTCTGGCAGCGGCGAAGTCTCTACGCGTGTTTTGGCACTTGAGAGCCAGAACCTAGATCCTCGAATTTCTACGCTGGAAGAACAGACATTCGAAGCAGATCCAGTCTACTCAGATACTGCTGCAGGATTAGCTCTAACTCCACTTGGCAATCCGTTTAAGGTTCTGAATGCGGACCCTGATATCTCGTATGATATTTACACGCATGGCGCGGGCCCGATGGCAGTTTATGTGGCTTCGGTCCCAAGCCTCTCTGGTTTGGCCGATGTCAAAACGCTAGATGACATTGAGGCGAATTTTTGGATTGCGGCTGAAAAACGGCGCGCCGATGTGCGGCTCAGAATTTCCAGCAAGGTCTTGGCAGCGATCTGCGGAAAGGCCGGTCAGTCGCTGGCATATAAGCGTGATACAGGAACAACGCTGTACTCTGCGCCAGGGCACCTCATGTTCAACGGAGGGGCATATACAAACGACTTTCTACACGCGGCAACCAATGTGACGCACACAGCCAGCATTGATGACATGGCGTCACTGGTTCAGCACTCGGAAACAGACGGCAAGGAGGGCCTAAACCGCGCGGATGGCATCGCCTTGGCAGGGTACTTCGATCTGGTGGCGTCTTTCAGTGCGGGGATCGGGGCCAGAACCTTGGATATTCTGTTTAACGGGGGGGCCGCGAAATAACCTGATGGCCGCAGTTGGAAAAATGGCTGATCTGATCGAGGCTTTGGAGGATGGCCGGTACGCGGCCAAACCAATTTGGGATTTCCTGCACGGTGAAGCTGATGCGTCTGCAGGCAATTCAAAAGCGGACTATGTCGCTGATTTCGAGAATGCGATTATTGATATTCGAGCGTTCTCTGCTTGGGCAATTGATGATCCCGACTATGTGGCACCGATTGCAGTGCATCAAATGATGTTGTCGGATCTCACCGAGGCTTTTCACGAGATAATTCAGGCGCAGCAAGAGGTGGTCCAACGGACGCCGCTTTGCGAGTTTGTCACGGCGTCCTATCCCTACCCCCATGAGGGTGACGAGGTACACCCGACCGGTGAAGCCTATGCTCTCAAGTCAGAGTATGCCAAGCACCGCTTGCTGCAGATGATGGCCGGCCAGGAAAGGGTTGGCTCGCCGGTTTGTGCCTATTGTCAACGGCGGAGTAAAATTCGGCCATTGTGGCGGAGCAAAAGTCGGCCAGTTTGGGGCGAGCGCCTTGGAGCGTGCGGCCCTCATATAGCAAGCCCGGTCCAAGGCGCATTGGCCGTCAGG